CCTGGTTCGCGGAGAACCGCCTCGAGGCCTTTGTCGTTCATTCGCCGATCGACACGAGGAACCGGGCGACCATACCCGGCGCCGGATAGGGCAGTTCGGCAGTGTGCACCCTGCCGGGGTTCGGCTGCGCCGGGTTGGATGAGCTCTTATCGGTCCACTCGACAAACACGCGGGTTTCGTCCGGCTCGAGCAGACCGGGCCCCAGCCACACTTTGACACCGTGATACACCGGGCCGGACATCACACCGGTGCCCGTGTAGGTGCCGATCGCGTCTTTGTTCTCGGCGTGATCCTCGCTGGTGGAGATGAGCACTTCACCGGTTTCGGAGTCAGTCACAACGATCATTGGCAGTCCTTTGAGGTTCGGAACACAACGGAGATCCGCTCGCCTTCCTCGTCGGGGTCGACGAGGATGGCGTGCGGGGTGCCGCTGGGAATATAGGTGAGGCTCCCGTGGTGGACCCGTCGGCTTCCTCCGTCGAGTTCCATCGTGCGAGTCGCGCCCAGCGACAAGATGACCTGCTCGTAGTCGTCCACATGAGACGCGCAGACAGCCGAGCCGTTGCGGTAGCCCTGGAACACCACGAGCTCGACGTGGCGTCCGAGGATGCCTTCCGCCACATCCAGCCAGCAGCGAGGCACCAGCGCGACAGGGACAGCCCCGTTCGCGCGACCGTCCTGGTTGTAGCAGACTCGCCGCCGCATGTCGGCGAGTAGTTCGTCGGGGTCAGGCGGCGTATTCGAGCCACTCAATGCCGTTGATGTAGCCGGCTGAGGTGGGGGCCGACGGGAACTTGTGGGCGAAGATGCGGTTGATTGTCATGATCCGCTCTTCGGGCACCGGCAGGTACATGTAGCCGTTAACGATGTTGAAGCCCTCTTCGTCCCATACGACCGAGTCGGTGCCTTCGATCGTCGCCGTGATGCCGGAGGCCGTGGTGCCACCAACCAGCTTCGAGGCCTGCGTGGCGGGCACGAGCAGTGCGGGGGTTTGCGACGTGACCGTCGCGGCGCCCGACTTCAGCAGAAGCTGGATGCGGGTTTGAGCGGTCGACGTGACCGTTGACTGGTTGCACCACGCCCGGCTGATCTCGGCGCCGGTACCGGCCACGCCGCCAGCTTGAACGACGGTGATAGCGGTTGAGGTCGTCACGGACGACCGGATGAGGTTGTAAGCGCCGGACTGAGCGGCCATTGTTACTCCTGTTTCAAGGGTTAGCCGCTGGCAGCCGCGGTGTCTGGTTGGGTGTTACATGCGGTGAACGTTGTATTGCGCTAGAGGCTGGAGGAGGGGAACGTCGAGTGCTGTGCCGCTGCTTGCCTCTTTGAACGTGACGAACACTTCCGCCGCTGTGGGGGTGACGACAGATCGTGCGGCGCCGACGGTCGGAGTGCCCGTCTCGAGCACCTTGTAGGCGCTCTCGAACGCCCAGTTGGTATCGCCGTGAGGATCGTTGTAAAGGTCGGTGTACCCGGTTGGCGGCGTCCACGCGGTCGCGCTGGCAGCGTCGGTCATGACGCCGTACACAGCAGCCTGGTTGCCCGAGATCGCCGCCGCCGCCGTCACGTCGAACGTCGACGTGTTGTCCGTCGCGGTCGCCGCCGTGGTCGAATCGAACGGGGTTGACGAGTCCTGACCGGTGATCTCGATGATGCCGGTGGCGACACTGGCGGTGCCGTCCACGAAGGTGCATGTGTGGCTCGCGCCGCGTGTGCCGGCGTTGTTGTAGGCGATCTCTATGCCCGACGTGCTGCCGCCGGGAACGTTGCCTTTGGCGAGCGTGTAAGTGTTCGACTTGCTGTCAGAGTCCTTCGTTGCCGACGCCGCCGACATGGACCAGCCGAACCCGACTATCGCTATCAGCGAACCGGTCGTCGTGGTTGAGCCGAACGAGGCTGTGTTCGACCCGCCGGTACCGGTCGCCCCGCCGACCTGGGCCACAGCGATAGCCATTAGCTCGCGTCCACGCTCAACTGGGAGCTGATATTGCCCGACACGGTGATCGTCGCCCGCACCTGCCGCAACGGGCCACCAACGGTCGGGTTCAAGTTTGGGTCGTGAAACGTGATGGCGTCGTACGGCACACCCGTCGTGTCCTGGAAGGCGTAGTCGGAATGGACCGTCGTCTGCGGTGGGTAGCCGGTGAAGTACGCCTCGCCGCACACTTGGCCGGGCCGATAGCGGCTGCCCGCGGGGAACGTGAAGCCGCACAGACGCCACACGTTGATGATCGTGATGTACATGTCGACCTGGTTGTGATGCGAACCGTCCGGTGCGACGCTGGGCCCGGTCGCACCCACCTGCCGCCACGTCGACCCGCCGTCAAACGACATTTCGACGAGAACCTTCGCCGTTTGCGTGCCGCTCCAATGGGCCAACGTGGCGGTGACCCGTTCGATGTTGTCGGCGATTTGAATGCCAGGGCTGACGGTCGGCTGGTTCGCCTTCAAACTGACCTGTTGGGGTCCGAAGATGATGGTCACGGCTACTCCCCTACTGTGTCGGTAGCGGCCGTGCGAGGGCGAGAATGGCGGCGAACCCGGCCGTGAACCCGCCTTTGAACATGTCCACGTCGGCGTCCCACCACAGGGGGATCAGCGCGACCGCGACACCGCACAGCAGCGTGATGGTGGCGATGATGAGCACCACATACCAGTGTGTGCGGTCGCTCATGAATGCCTCTCTCGTTCCTGTCGCGTGTGGTCCAACACGGCACGCAGCAACGTGCCCCGGTCTTCGACGACGGCGCGGAGGGCGGCGAGCTCGCGTTCCTGATCTCGAAAGCGACGCTCGTCGTCGATCACATGATCGTCGAGAGTGGCTGCCAACGACCGGGTGAGTTGCGTGTTCACATCGATAGCGTCGCGGGTTGTCATCCCGGCGGTGCCAGCCGCTGAGGCCGCACCGTTCGGTTTGACCTGCCCCTCGACCCGTTCGATGACGCGGCCAACCCGATGGACTTGACGGATCGACCACACGGCGAGACCGGTGAGGGTGAACAGCACACAGCCAACGATGATCGGGCTGAGCACGTCATGCCCAAAATCGATCGTGGTGTTCGCTGCGATCATTAGAACGTCACCGACAGGGGAAACGTGCCGTGCGGCGTCTGACCGGGATCACCCTTCGGGCCCTGCACGCCGGGAGGTCCCACCGGCCCCTGCGGGCCCTGCGGGCCTGGGGGGCCTTGCGGGCCGGCAGGCATGTTGCTGGCACCCTGATGCATGATCGCTTTCACGCTGTCGGGGGCGTTGCCGACGAGGCGGATGCCTCCGGCCTGTTGGGCGGAGATCACTTCTTCCGGCCAGAACTGCAGCAGGTATTGGCGTTCGGAGTCGGTTTCAACCCACGACGCGTGACTGTGACCGCCACCTTTCGACGACGGCGACACGAGGGTGGCAACCCCGGTGACGGTGAGAACGGTGGGCACATCTGCTCCTGGAGGGTCGGGAGGGTTGTCGTAGCCGGCGAGATGGTCGAGCCACGCTGCGTCGATGATCTGCGAGGTATCGCCACCGCCAGGCGCCTGGTTGCCCCACTGCCACACGGCGGCTTGAGGGAACAGCGGGTTGAGTGTGGGGGCGAGGGTGCGGTAGTCGGCCAACCAAATATGGTCGAACGTGGGGAGACCGGGAACGGCGAGACCGCCGTAGTGGATGACGAGTTCGCGTCCAGCCGCACTGTTAACGGTGTCGGCGAACTGGCTGGCAACCTGGGCGGTGGCAACCCCGTCGTCCCACGGTTCCCAGTCGTTCATCGTGAACGCACCGACAGCGGTGTAGTCGTAGCCGGCCATCGTGCAGCATTGGAGATACCAGTTGGCCTGCTCTGTGCCGCTCGAGCCAGTCGCCCGTAGGACGTGGTAGCCGACCCGGTACCGCAAATCCGACGCCGCTGCCAACCTCGACGCGGCATAGCGGTCGTAGAACGTGTGGCCTTCGCTCAGCTTGTGGGCATACCCGACGAGACCGTTGAGCGGGGCGAGGGTCGGGTTGTTGTTCGACTGGTCGATGATGTCGGTGGCGGCCATTAGGCGGGGTTGCCTGTGGGGCCCACATCTTCGACAACGAACCAGCCTTTAGCGGTGGCATTGTCGATGGTGAGCGTGCCGACAGTAGTTGAGGCACGCATGTGCAGCGATTGTGAGCCGGTGCCCGTGAAATAGGTGCCGAAGATTTGGATGCCGCGGTTCGTGCCAGCAGTGATCGATTCTGTCAGCTGGTTCGTGATCGCGGTGCCAGCCCCGGATGAACCGGTTTGAATCTGGAACTGCTGAACGCCACTCGACGTGACCTGCTGGGTCAGCATGTATGAGAACACCCGGTATAGCCGATTCGACACACCTGTCCACGTGACCGTAGCGAACGTGACATCGGTCAAACCGGCGCCGATACCTGTCTGTGCGGACGTTGACGATGCTTGACCGACAACACCCCACGGGGCGTTCCAGCCGGGCCCTTGCCGCCATGCGGTGCCGTTGTACGTGTACAACCCTTCGGCCGAATTGGCCGACGCGACGTAGCAGATTTGTCCGGCGACAGGCGACGTGATCGCAGCGTCGCGGGCGCCCGTCGACGCGAACACAGTGCACACCTGATCTCGGAGGTAGCTGTTCGAGTTCGCAGCGGTGAGCACTTCACCAGCTGCCCACGTGTGATAACCAGTCACGACACTCCTCAGTAAGCGAGAACGTTGGTATCAATCACGCCTTGCGTGGTCGAGTCCAGGATGAAGAACGGCAGCCACGCCGCCGCCGATGACAGTTGAAAGGTGGTTTGCCAGATGTTTCCCACTGTCCACGAATGCGAGATCGCTTCGATGAAACAGTCCTGGGTGATGCTGTCGCCGCGTTTCGGATGATGGGTGACAGTGATCCGATCGTCGATCTTCAATCCAAGGACGAGCGGCCACAGCGTGGACGGGTTCGCCTGCGGTTTAATGGTGATCGAGTCAACGCGGAACTCGGGGTTGCGGAACCGGCCGACCACCCATCCTGCGGCGCCCAACACATCGGTGTCAGCCTGATTGAGCAGATTCGATTTCTGGAGGGAGATGACGCCATACTGGGCCTGCGAGGTGGCGTCGTTCGCGGTTTGTGTGCTGCCGCCAACGGCGGTGAACTGGGCGTTGTTAACGACAAGCGAATCGTCGTGGCGTGGAACGATGACGCAGTAACCCGTACCCCCGCCTCCAGAGCTGTCGGTGAAAGTCGCCTGGCTTGTATTTGACCGCGTGTTCGTGATACGGGCATAACGAGCGCGGAACGTGGTAGCGCCCTGTTCGCCCATGTAGATGGAGCCAGATTCGCTGTCGGCGATCGTCTGCAATGTTTGGAGGACAACACCGCTCGAGTCGGCCGCTTGCATGGTTGCTTGGCCGGCGTCCAAGTCGCGCATGCCGCCATCCCACCCTGCGGCGTCGAGCACGCGTGCCACCCGAGCTCCGGAGGTTTCGCCACCGCCGACAGGGCTGCCAGTAGGGATAGTCATGCGGGAGAAGCGTTGGAATCCGTCGACAGCGTGAACGTTCGCGAAGATGGCCGCCGGTGTGTCGACGGCGACATCGTGGTCCCATTCGTGAATGTAGCCGTACCACAGGTTATATGTGGTGCCGTTCCACGTGGCCCGTTGGCGGATAGCGATTCCCGGTTGGACTTCAGTGACGCCCGACGACACGTAGGGGCCCGAAAGGTTCGACGGGGAGAACCGGCCGTCGATGTTCTTCAGTTGAGCCGTGTAGCTGCCGGTGGCGAACTGGTCCACCTGTCGCTGTCGGCCCCGCTGACAGACGAACTGTTGCAGATAGCTGGTCACGTCTGTCCACACGGCCACGAACCCGGCGCCGGCGGCGAGCTGGTTCGTGTCGAGTTTACCGTTCGTCGTGTCATCGAGAACGAGGTACGAGCCGGTGTTCTGCGTGAACGCGATCTCCGTGATGAGCGTGGGAAACGTCACGACTTGACCCGAATCGGCACACCGCCGTTGGCCCGGTCGTACTTCTTCAACTCGTCGACGAGGACTCGGCCGATAGCGGCCCCGTCGGTGCCCATGCCGGCGTTGATCGTGACGTTGACGGTCATCCCGCCACCAGACACGACACTGGAACCGTTGCCGCCCAACACAGAGCGGGTGGCCTGGGCGCTGAGATAGGTGGCGTCCGTCCCTTCAACGCGAAGCTCGGGCCCATCCTCGCCGACAAGAGTGAGCGTACCGGCCGAACGAAACCCACCCGAAGCGGTCGCGACGGCGACACCTTTCGGGGCGGCCTGATTCGCATTGGTCACGGTGACGATCGTGTTGATCGACGTGGGAATCTGCTTAAGCGTGGCGATATATCCATCGATCGCGCCCCCTAATTCGGGGAACTTGGCCTTCAGATCGTCGAGTGCTTGTTCTTCGGCCGCGATCTTGCCTTGAGCGTCGCCCGTCACTCCATTCAGCATGTTCTGCTTGTCGTATGCCTGCCCGGCAGCGTCGGCGACTTTCAACACCGCGTCACGCAGTTGGAGGCTGTTGTCCGTCAGGTTGCTGGTTTGGATGGCAGCTTCTTTAGAGCTGGCGCCGTGATCCTTGATCGCCTTGTTCGCGTCGGTCTGCGCCGTCTCGAAGTCGGTCAAGCGCTTGTTGACTTCCTGAACCGCTTTGTCCATCGCCAACGTCGGGTCAATGTCAGCTAACGCCGCGTTGGTCTTCGCCTCAAGCGCTTTCGTGGCGTCCTGCAACGCCTTCTCCTGGTCGGCTATCGCTTTGTTCGACTCGGCGACCTTCGCCTTGTAATCGGCCTGCACCTGCTTGGCGGTCGTAAATGAGTCGTTCGCATTGTCGACATCAACCCCAGCGGAGCGGATCGTGCCGCCGTATTGCGCCATCTGATCGGCAGGCTTGTTATCGCCGCCACCGCCGAACAGATCACCGATGGACGAGCCGAGCGACTCAACACCATCGACCAGGCCGTGCACCGCCGTGAAGCCACCGGCGAACGCGATCTTCGCCGCGTCACCCAACCCGCCGATCGGCGCCAACACGGCATCAGCAGCCTTCGCTAGCCCAGCGAGATCTTGGCTGATCTCAAGGATCGCCGGGGCCAAATCCTTAGCGAGCGTGATCTCCAGCCCTTGAACAGCAAGCTTCATGCTGTTCCACGCGAGCTCGATTTGATGGGCCTGGTCGACGTTCGACTGGTCGAGAATATCGCCTTTCGGCACCGAGTCGAACGCCGCTTTGATTTCCTCGCTGCCAGCCGACAGGATCGGCGCGAGGCTCTGCCAGCTCTTACCGAACGCGGCGCTAGCCAAAGCCGCCTTCTTTGTTTCGTCTGTTGACGCGTTGTAGGCATCGATGACGTTGAACAGAGTCTTCTCAAGGTCGACGTGGCCGTCGGCTGTCTTAGCCACCTCGACGCCGTACTTGGCGAGAGCATCCTGGTTGTTGCCCAACGTCTTCGCCAGTTTGCCGACCGACGCCGAACCCTGCTCGGCCGAGATGCCGTACTGGTTGAGAACGTCAACCCATTTCGAGGATTCCTCAGCGGTTGTCCCGACAACCGTTTCGAACTGCTTGACGCTCGCACCGAGCGACAAGAACTTCTCGACACCTTCCGTGGCGAGACCGGCGATCGCGACACCCACTCCGCCCAACGCCAACCCGACGGGCGACATCGATTCGACCATGCCGCCCGCCGCTTTGGCGATGTCGCCGCCAACACCGGGAATCCTGTTGCCGAGATCCTCCAGTTTGGAGGTGACCTTGCTTTGAATGTTCGAACCGAACGAACCGAGCGACGCCTCCGCTTCCTTCGTCGGCCCCGACAGCTTGTCCTCGCCGATCAGCTGAACTTTGACGGTGCGGTCAGCCATCAGAGATCACCGCCGAACAACCTATTCAACCCTTGCACGACAAGGTCAACCATTGCTTCGCTGTTCTCGTCGATCGCCGGGTAGATGAACCGACCGCTCTTCGGGCCCGTCCCCGAGCCGGCCCACGGGCCGCGGCTGCGAGGGTTACCAGACACAGGCGACCGGGAACCGAAGTCGAGCCATCCGTAGTACGGAACGGACCCTTTGCCGCCCTGAACGTACGAGCCGCGAGCCCCGGCACCGGCACTAATCGATCCGGCCGCCTTGCCGGACCGCGATGGCACTTTGGCGCGAGCCCGCACAGCGATCAGGTCGGCGGCGTCAAGGAAAGCGGCCCTGACCTGCGACGACAGAACAGCGTCCTCAAGCTTCTTGAGGGCGGCGTTCAGTTCTTTGAGGCCCGTGATCGTCACTGTTGCCACAGGAACTCCTCACGGGCTGTATCTGACAGTTGCAAGACGTGCTCTAATACGGAGGTGGAACGCTTCCGGCAGTTGACCTACACGGACAAGACCAGGTCGGTTGCCGCCTGGCTGATCCTCTCCGTCCTGTTCCTCTTCACCGGCTCCAGCGGAGGGCTGGCCGGCATCATCTTCCTGGAGGTACTCGCCGCCGCCGGTGTGTTCTCCCTGACATGGCTGTGGGCTGGGCGGCTCAGCCGTCAGAGATTGAATCGGCCAACATCAGCAGGTCACGCACCGACTGGCGACGGGTGACATCGGGCGGCCAACCAAACCGTTTGGCTGCCCACACAACTATGTCGTCTCCGCGTCGGCCGCCTCTTTTGGGATGCCGTCCTCATACTCGGTTGGCCGCGAGTCGCCCGGCTGATCCACGAACGTCGACAGCATGTTGCCGTGCGTCAAGTAGTTGTCGCCGGGCGGCTCATCGCCGACGATCGCGGCGCATTCGTTGAGAAGCCCAACAGCAGCCGACGGGTAGAGCACGGTTTGTTCAACGACTCGCCACCAGTCGGACCGTTCGAGGCCAGCGGCGACGGCGAGCCGTTCGAGGACGAGAATCGGAATGTCGTCGAGGTCGACGGACTTTCCGGATGGCAGCAGGCAGCGTCGGGACATTAACCAACCTTCGTGATGGACGAGGCGGCAACCCAGTTGGCCGAAGTGGCCAGCGAGCCGGCGACATCGCCGTCGACGTGGAAGTCAGCGAAGATCGTGCCGAACCAGTACTGGGCGGGATCGTTGACGATGTCGGGGTAGAGGTACCACTTGCGGGCCACGCCGTCGGTCGCCGCCGTGTACGTTTCCACCGTGACATCGTCGTAGAAGCCGGTGAACGTGCCCTTCGCGTCGGGGAGCCCGGCGACGCGAACCTTGTTCGTGTCACCGAACGCGGTCACCTCGGGGAAATCGACTGAGAAGTCGATTGTCCATTTCGCCTGAAACATGATCGGCTCAGCCGTTCCAGCCGACGTGAGACCCAGGTAGATGCGTGAGTTGCGGCCGTGCCTGCGTGCCATGACTGCTCCTAGTAGATGCGCTTTGGGGCGCCGTCGATCAGCTCGAGCAACCGAGCCGCTGTGTTGGTGAACGTCCGGTCGGCGATCGCCTCACGGTTTGCTTGGGCAGTCTTTTGGCGTAGATCGTCGTGGGCGAGCCACCAGTGCAACAGTTCGGAGAACTCGCCCGGTTCGGAGAAGATGGGGGCATCGGGAAACAGCTCGTCGCCCTCCGGTCGGGCTTCGCGGAGCATGAACGTTCCGCAAGCGGCAAGCTCGATCTCGCGGGGTCCGGCTGCCCACCCTCGGTGGGTGCCTTCGTCGGAGGTTTCTTTGCGATAGATGTTCGCCGACAGTTTGCAGGACCGGTACAGGTCAACCGTTTCGGTGTTGTTCATGCACTCGGACTTGGGGTTGACCAGAAAGCGGGCGAGGCGGCTGCGCCGATCGAGTGCTTGCCAGTTGCCAGCGAACTTCGCGTCAACGCCTGCCCAGTCGACCTGTCTGAAGAACTCGATCCTCGACGGAAAGGCGGTTCCAACCCACCCGAAATCGCATGCCAATGGGGGGACAGCCGGCCCTGGAGCGTGCACGTCGGGGTCGTACGAGTGGGGGAAATAGTAGGTGCGAGGGTTCGTCGCCCGAAACGTCTGAATGTTCGTGGGATCGTTCAGGATGGCCGTGTCGACGTAGCGGGCCACTTGGAGCTGGCGGTCGTCTTCGTAGGGTGACTCGGTGAACCAAGCGACCGTGTGATGCGGCCGCCTGCCCAGCACGGCCCACAGGAATGGTGTGATGAAGAACCCGGACACAACGATGAGCACATCGGGCCAGAACTCGTAAAGATCTTGGGCGATGGTGCGGCAGGCCACCCGTATCGCGGTTTCCCGGTCGAAGGCCAGTTTGCGGATGCCGTTGCGTCTGATCTCGGCGGCAGCGAAGAAGTCGAGCCGGTCGTCATAGTTGACCGCGCGCACATTGTCGGCACCGAGACAGGCGACGAGCCCTTTGACGAGTCCATTGTGAACATCTGCCACTGAGAACGAGGGGCCGGGATGAACAACGAGTGCCCTCAAGTCATCACTCCGACCAGCACGTCGCAGCGCATCACACGCACGCCGCCCACTTCGCCGTAACCGAACCCATTGACAAGGGTCACGTCGGCCGACATGCACGCACCGCCCAACGTCGGGTCACTGTCGATAGCGACCAGGACGGAGCCGCTACCGGTTTCGGCGAGCAGATCCTCTAGCTGTTCGTCCCCGCCGCGATCGCTTGCCAACGAGATGAGCAACGTGACAGGGATGATGTAGTCGGCCCCGGAGCCCAGCACGGCGTGCGGGTCGATCTGCTGTGGCATGGTCACCACGGCGGCCGGCATTTGTGGTTCGTCGGCCATGTAGTCGTAACAGCGCAAACCGTTGACCGTTTCGAGAGCGTTCTTCAGCCCTGTGCGCACCGCTGAGAGGCTCACCGGTCACGCCATCCCAGCCATCGCGCCGCCCATGCGGAACGGGTCAAGCAGGTTCGCAATGAGCGGATTGGCGCGCACGCTGATGATGTTCCCGTCGAACCCGGTCGCACCAAACGGCGCATCCTTAGCCCGGAAAATCTGGTTCGTGAGGAGGCGGCACGCCATGTTCACGTCGCTGGGCACCGCCAGCCAGCCGTACTTGGCAGTCACTCGCACCGTTTTCTGGTAGCCATACGGAAACGGCCAGTAGAACCAAGAGTCGACCAGGCGAATGCGGCTGTACGGCCACCCGGTCTGCCCGTTCGGGCCGATACCGTCGGTCGGTTCGAGTTCGTAGGTGCTCAGCGTCGTCCAGTTCGTATTGTCCACCGACGTGGCGACAACGAGACCAGCCGTGGTGGCGATGTCGTCCGTGTCGACGCTTATCAGGTCGCCGTTCGGCACATACTTTTGGTCGCTCACCGCGTCAGGCAGATAGAACACCCGGCCGCAATAGCTGTCGATGCGCCTCGACGCGGTCGACACGCACGATGACAGGGTGGCGTCGTCGGTGTTGTCGGGAATCCCAGCGGTCGAGCGTGCCTCGTCGAGCGTGCAGTAGGAGGTGATCGCCATCGCTACGCCTCCGGCTTCCGCAAGATTCCCAAACCGCTACAACCCGACACGAACTCTGTCTGCCATCCCCACGACTCGGCTGTCCCGTCGATCGCCACCCGAACCGGGAACGGCGGGTCGTCCGCCGGCGCCTCGTAGGGCCGTTCAAGTTCTGTGTCATGGAACAACATCACACCGCCCGGCCGCAGCTTCGGGGCATACATGCCGATCTCGACAGCCGTGTGCCCGAGATGATGGCTCGTGTCCACAAACACCACGTCGACCGTGTTCGGCAGCAGGTGGGCTACTTGGATGTCGTCGCCGAGCACAAACGTCCACAGCGACGACTCGTGCCACTCAGCCGGTACGTGCGGCTCCACAATATCCACCGACCACACATGACCCCCGTCACGCTCGACAGCGGCGAGAAACGCGGCGCACGAGTTGCCACCCCGCACACCGAGCTCAATGATGCGTTTCCCGCCCGACGCCTCAGCGAACAGGCGCGGCAGATGATCCTGAATGTCGCTGCCCTCCCGCAGACGAGCCTCGTACTCAGCGGCGAACCTCACGAGTCGCCACCCAAATGGCGGCCGAACGACAGCCATTGGTTAACCCACAGGCCCTCGGGCAGCGAAGCCGGGCGCAACTCAACGGCCCGTAACACCGGCGCTTCGCTCAGCTGGTCCTGGTAGGTCCAGCGGATCTGTTCGGATAGCCACGACTGGCCCATCAGCGTGTGCACCGTGTCACGCCTGCGCACAATGCAACCGGTTGCCCACAAACCCCAGCTGGCCGGGTGGCCTTTCTGGCGGTAATGGTGCACCTGAGCGGCAATGTTCTGATCCACATACTTGCCGTACTGCCGTGATACCTCAGCCTCTTCGTAGACACACATGCGGTCGGGGTGCTGCCACTGGGCCAACAGCGAGCCGCCCAACGAATCGCAACACATCTCAGCGAAGTCGCGGCTCAGGATCGTCGCCGACCCGTCAACCCAAATCGTCACATCGGCGTCCGGGGCGTAACGCCACGGCAAACATTTCGCGTGCTTCGCCGCCAACCTCGGATGGACATGCGGGCGAGGCTCCACCGCGACCCGCCACGTGTCCGACTCGACCGGCCGGTCCGTCACAGCCACGTACTCGCAGGCAACCGTCTGTCGGAGCGGCTGCTCTTTGAGGTCGTCGTAGTCGCCGTAAACACTCGTAATGATCGCGACCCTCACAACGCTAGCACTTCCTGGGACATGCGGTTAGCGGCGATCTCGCAGTACCGCTCGTCTACCTCGATGCCGATGGCGCGATGGCCGCAATCCTTGGCTGCGCGCAGCGTTGATCCGCTGCCCATGAACGGGTCGAGGACAGTTAGCGGATGATCAGGCAGCACCGCCAAGAGCGCGCGGAGAAGTTGAACTGGCTTCTGCGTAACATGCTCGCGCTCGGATGAATGAACCGTTGCCACGCTGATTAGTGCGGACGGGTACAGGCCCGATGGAGCATGGGCGCCGTGCGAACCCCAAGCAATATATTCTAGATGGTTCCGGAACCGCCCCGCGATCGGTCGGCCGATACCCTTGTCCCACACGACAAGGCCTTGCCATGTCCAACCGCTGTATTGGATCAGGTCTGTTGTGGCTGGTAGTTGGCGCCAATCGGTGAACAGGAAGCAGGATCCACCGACTCGCACCGTGCGAAGCGACTCGACGCCCCACGCCGCACACCAGCGTATCCAGGTCCGCTGGTCGCGAGTATCGCCGCCGAAGCTACCGTACTCCGCTGTTGGCTTTCTACTCCCAACGTCGCATTGCGACCAGCCGCGGTACTTCTCGTCTGGTTGCTTCACGCGGTCGCCCCGAAACATGCCACCTGACGAGTAGGGAGGATCGGTAAGCAGCACGTCGACCGATGACGCGGGCATAGCGCTGAGGACCGCCAACGCTTCGCCGTGGTAAATCGTGACGGCGTCGTCCTCGTAGTACGGCTTCACGGCATGTACCAGGCAACCGTCTCGCGGACGTGATCCTGCGACAGTTGCGGCCGCCAGCCGTGCAACCGATGCCACCCTTCCCCTTTGGCGACGATGTTCGTCGGTTTCTCACCCCGCCGCATCGGCAAATGCACGACGCCGGCTTTGCTGCCCGTCATCCGGTTGACCATCTCGGCCACCTGAAGCACCGAAAGTGCTTTGCCAGTGCCACCGTCGATCACCCCGTCGTCTGTCGAGTCGAGAGCGTCGACCAGCATGCGCGCCAGATGGGATACATGGATCAGGTCAACCGTCTGCTCGCCGTCACCCCAAATAGGAAGCGGCTGCTCCATCCATGACCGCGATGCGAACGTCGGAATGATCTTCTGTGGGTGGCTGGGTCCGAACTTCTGTCCCTTGCCGAACGCGTTGAACGCCCGCACATGGCACGTCGGGACGTCGTAGTTGTGGTGAAACACCGACGCCAACCGTTGCGCCGCCACTTTCGTCGCCGTGTAGATCGACGGGAACACGTCGGGCATCGTGATCCCCACATATCGGGCCCCGAGACTGGCGCACGCCTTCAACACGTTGAGGGTGCCCGTGATGTTCACGTCGATCGCCCGTTCGGGACAGTCGAACAGCTCGTGAGTGCCCAACACGCCGGCCAGATGAATGACAGCGTCGTTGCCTTTCACGGCCCGGAACACGTCCGACAGGACACGCACATCGTGGCCGTGCTCGCGGTCGAACGCCGTCCCGATGTGCTCAGCCGCCTCGAGCGCCTCGAGCGTGGCCGAACCGATGAACCCGGCGCCACCCGTCACCAGCACTCTCATGCCTCAGCCCACACAGTCGAATGCTCCTCGTTGAACTCTGGCGGCGGTTCCGAGCTGTAGAAATAAGCGGCGAAGCTGTAACGCCAACGATCAGCCGGTGTCGGATGCCCATGCCACGACCGGTCCGACGTAGCGAAAATCACTGTCCGGTTGAACTCGGGTGACACCGAACGCATCACGCTGTCGCCGCGGAGCTCCAACCGGCCGCCCACCTCGGACCAACCGTGGTTCAGGAAGACTAGGCAGTTGAGGCGGCGATAGAGGCCCAGCGTCGGATGGCGGTTGAAATCGACATGCGTCCGCAGGAACCCGCCCGGCGGAATGATGTGGTAGCCGCCACCCATCCAGTCGCACACCGGATCAGGAATGCCGAACCATGCGCCGACCGGCAACGCCGCGATCTGATCGTAGAGGCGACGGGTAGCGTCGCCCCACAACGCGTGGGGGCCTTCCCACTTGTGTTCGTTGCGATTCTCGTACCGGCCGAACGCCGCCGTTTCCGGCAACGCCAGCACCTCATCGAGCACCGAACCCAACAGACCGTCATCCCACAAGCCATCAATGACGACGTGCGGGAACGGTTCCGGCGTCACCTTCACTTCTGAGCCCAACCCAACGTGTCAGCAAACTGCTTGTTCGTTTCGAGTTCCCACTCGCCAAACCCCGACACGTTGAACATCTCCCCCAGCTGTGGTGTGTCGATGTTGCAATAATGCTCGCCCTCATGGAGCTCGTCGCCACCGTCGACACCCGAATGGGGACGCCAACCCGGCCCCGCACACGTCACGATCAGCACACCGCTCGGCTTCAAGAGTTCGGCTGCCCGCTGCACAATGCCGGCAGGGTTCGGATAATGCTCAAGCGCACCTGTCGTCACAACACAGTCGAACCGTTGTGCTGTGTCCCACGTCACGAAATCGGCGATCACGTCCACGTCGGGCCCGTCGATCAGGTCGACACCGATGTAGCGGCACAAACCGAACGCCGGGCGGATCGTGCCGTTGATGTTGCGGCTCCCCACCTCGCACACATCGTTGAACGGGCCGAGCTCCCCGACCTTCTGAGCGACCCAGTTGAACACGGAGTCATGCACAGGTCACGCTGCCTGGCTTCGACTCGCATATTTCGACAGACGCGACCGAAAGTGGCGTTCGTCGGTTTCGAACTGCTCGTACCCCAGCCGGTACGTCTCATCGGTTTCGGCTTTGCCGTACTCGGGGTGCATGTGTTCCACAACCGACGCCCGGCTCACAGCGAACACGCCTCGCTGTTTCGCTACGGTCACGATCTCGTTGTCAACGAAGCAGTGCCGGTAGCCCTCGTGGCAAACGACGCCGGGCCCGTCCCACGAGGCGCCGCGCTCCTCGATGTACTGGCGGCGGATCAGGAAGTGGGTGGCGAACTCGCCGGCCATGATCCGCGGGTTCCCCAGGTCGTTCACACCGACAACCTGCGCGCCCGTCAACCGGGCCGTGTGCTGCGCCTGATCCAACCAGCCCGGCCGAAACACAACGTCGTCGCCGGTGAGGAAGATGAACTGTTCATCGACCAGCGGCATCGGCCAACCGGACCGGCCAAAGCCATGATTTACCTTCTCGGAGAACGTGACCTTGTCGGTCCGCTCAACGACATGCGCGCCCGCTTCCTTCCACGCGGCCTCGTCCTCGTCCTCGCTGCACACAACCTGGACGATGGCGACGCCAGTCGAGGCTCGCAGGGACCGCATGAACGGTTCTGCGTTCTGCGGCCGGTTCAACACGGGAACGATGACGAGCGTGTGACCATCGGCCGGTGGCACCACACGCGCGTGTAGGTACATTTCCTCGTCCACCACGAACGTCTTTACATGGCCAGTCTTGGCGGCCGTGTCGATGTGCACCGGATAGCCGAACTTGCCGGCGCGGAGGCAGAAGAAATGGTCCTCCGAGCACACTTCGCCGCCCAGCACCGTCTCCCGAAACCACGGCAACGGATGACCGTCCTCCGTCCAGCGGGGATCAGCCAGAACCGAGCGGTGGATGAGCAGACACGCTGCGCCCGTCGAGTGCACCGGAATCACTGCGTTCTCCGGGTAGGTCTGCCAGTGCCGCATCTTCTGGGATTCGTCGAGCGTGTAGATCGTCGGGAACGGCTTGTAATGCGAGCTCAGCTCGGCGTTGAAGTAGTCGGCCCCGTTGATCTTCATGGGTCGCACACCGAAACACAGGCCACCGACGATCGGCCGCTTCTCCGCGTCGGCGGTGGCGAGGAGCCGCTCGAGGAGATCGTCGGCGAACGTCATGTCGCTGTCAACCATCCACAGCCACTCGGGCTGAGCTGGATGAGCCAGGAAGTCGCGCACCACAGCACAACGGGCCCCGGAGATGTTCGCCGACGACTCCTTGTCGAGCTCGGCGACCACCCGGCGTTTCGTCGCCGCGTCCCGCATCAACAGCATCGTCAACGAGCGGCGGAACTGCGGGGACAGGCTGTCGGCCCGATGAAGGAAGCCGACAACGACAGAGGTCACAGATCCGCGATTTCCCGACGAGGACGACCCGGAAGGCGGCGAGACTCGCCCGGCTCCGCTGTTGCCCGCTCAACCACCGGACCGGACGGCCGCTGGATGATGTCCTCAAGGCTTTGCATCTTCTCCGGATACCGGCGCACTACATAGTGATCGTCAGAGAACCAGTTGCCCGGCCCGATCACCATTTGGCTGCCCGAATCGTCGATTTGCGCGTTGAACGGCTCGCGCGGCTGAAAAGGCACGATGGCCTCCTTCGTGTAGGCAGCGGCTGGCAGCAACCCGAACCCCGCCGGCGCTGCCGTTCCGGCGAGGTCCGGGGACTGAAGAAGAACTAGAGGCGCAACAGGCGGAAGGCGCCCGTGTCGGCCGCCCCGGCGCCTACGCGCCAGTGCATGAGCCAGGCGCGGGTGCCGGAAGGCCGGCCCGTCGACTGGTCGAACACGTTTGGAATGAACTCGGTCGTCATTCCAACGCGGTCGATAATGTAGTACTTCCGGAAGTCTCCGTAGAGCAGGATGTCCTGGCCGGTCGTGTACGAGCTCGACATTGACGACGATTCAAACAGCTGATCGCCGAGCAGCCGGGACGGCGCGCCATTAGTCGCATCGGTGAGGAAGGCATAATAGACGTTCGCGGTTGCGAACTGGCGCATCTTGTCGATCGTGTTGACCGAGCAGACAAACGCCCGCGTGTCGGCGTCCATGTAGCGATACCGAGCCGGCAACGCCGAGTGGACGGTGAACATGTCCGCCGCGGCGAACGTTCCACCGGTGGCCGGCGACACACGTGAGGCGGTGACTGCGCCGACGTCAGTCACGATCCCGTGAGGAGCCGAACCGGAACCCGTGGCGAACTGCGAAGCCTCGTAGTTGTCGCGAGCATCGGAGAAGAGCTCGAGGACATCGGTCGCAAGTGCATCAATGTCTTCGAAGGCTTCAAAGGTAGCCGGGATATACGCACCGATTTTGTACGTGGTGATTTGCACCTGCGAAACGGTCGGAGCGTTATCCGAATAGGCCGCGCTTTCTGACAGCAGACCGGCCGTGACCTGAGCGGCGGTAGCGCCGTTATAGGTCAGCGTGTTGATCTGCTTGACCGAGGACACCCGGCGGAACGGGTTGAACGAACCGGCGCCGGTGATCACCATTGTCGGGTCGAGGTAGAGCGGCACGAAGTAGCCGCCGCCGGAACCACCGGAGCCGGCGATCCAGGTACGGAGCTCGTCGTGGGGCCGCTGCAACATGCGGACGTCGTGCGCCTGACCGCCCATGTAGGCGAGCCATTCGTGGCGGTATTCGTCGCTGGCGGTCGTGATGGCGAGCTTGGCGACCGCTTCAGCGCTCGGGCTCCGCTCGAGCAGATTCGTGACGCTTTCAGCGTGGTCGCGACTGGCGAACCTGCGCTCAATGTGCTCCACGGCCGTCTTGGCGCGGGCCACAACACCGCTACGGCTCAGACCGACGAGATCGTCGGTGCCCAGCGGATCGGGGTTCAGGTTGACGTTGAAGTTGATCGACTTCGCGGCCAAGGCGCGGGCGGCGCGCTCTTCGAGGTCGTTCTTGCGCTCTTCCAGCTCGGACCAGGCGACCTTGGTGGCGTCGAGCTCGGTGCGCTCTTCGTCGGTCAGGTCGGACTTCTCGAGCAGGGTGACCATGCGCGGCTGCATTTCCTGCATGCGCGCGATCGTGTAATCGAGAGGGTTCATTGCCATCGTCGGGGTTCCTTTAGGAGAGGACGTGTGCCCGTAGCCATTGCTGTCGGGCTTCGAAATCGGCACGTCGCTCTGCTTCGCCGTCGGCTGCCGCAGTTGCTTCGCTGGTTTGCGTCGGGGTTGCCGTCGGCTGCGCCCGATGGATCATGCTTTCGACCACTTCGAGGCCCGCTCGTTCGGTGAGGCGGGCGGCGAAGAGGCCGTCGTTTAGAAGTCGGCTCGCGAAGTCGGAGGTCATGCTGCGCACACCGGCGGTTGCGTCGGCGTAGGCAGGAAAGGTGACCGGTCCGAACTCGTAAAGGTTCAGCTCGTGGATGGTGCGTTCGGGTAGCCCGTCGGGGTTGGCGTCGGACCGCTTCGGGTTGTCGTTCCATGTTTCGCTGTTGACGGAGAACCGAAACGACGCACCGAGCGCGCTGGCCCGCAGGGCGGGGAGGAGATCGTTGACGTAGGACGAGTCGAACAGGTCAACCTCGTACGACACGCCCCGCGTATCCTCGCCGATCGAGGCGATGGTGCCGAGCGGTTTGTTGCCGATCGTAGGGTCCTGCCCGTGGTTGAACAGCACCTTCACCTGGTTGCCGCGCTGCCTCAGTGTGCGGGCGAACGCGCCGGGCGAGATCTGTTCGATAAAGTCGCCCTCGTAGGCGTCGTGGATCTCGGTGGGCGAGTTGAACACGGCGAAGTGACCGAACATCGTGTGTCCGTCCGACTGGATGGCGTCGGCCCGCATGACGGCGCGGATCAGATTGTCGCGGGGCGGCTGCCACGAGTTCATGCCGTGCGTCGGCATGGTCGGATGCAACTCAAGGGCCCCGTTGGCCGCCCAGTCAGGCGGAATCAGATGCGATAGGCCGAGCGCTTTGGCGCGTTTGATGATGTGGACGCGAACTTCGTTGTGAGAGTCGCCCGACCGGCCGACGGCATGGATCGCGTTTTCTAGGTCTTCCTGATCTTTGATTGGATAGGAGCCGTCTGGTAGCGCGTCGCCGTTCTTCGCCATCGTGTTGATCTCATCGGCGGTGTATTTCGCCATCTGCCCTCCCCAGGGCTGTTACTTGGTGGGCGCAGCCGGGGCAGCAGCGGGCGCTTCGTTGACGGTGGGCGTGTCGCCCTTCGGGGCGTCATCGGTGATTGTTCCGCCAGTTGACGGCGGTTTCGAATCCATGCCAGCGCCCTGACCGACCGGCGGCCACACATACTCGCCGCCCGTACCGTCTTCGATCGGAACCATGTCTTCCCAACCGCGGATCTGATCGCGGTTGATCCATCCGTTTCGGATACCGATCTGGTAGGTCGTGTACCGGGTCGAGATGTCGGAGCGCAGCACGGCGTTGCGGTTGGCCCGCACATACTGCGGTCGCGGCAACAAGGCCGATAGGGCCTCCTCGTAGCGAACCAGGTAGCCATCAAGCGAGTTCTTCAGATAGCTCAGGTCGGCGTCGTTCACGTTGGCGTAGGTGACGTTCTGGCCGGACACCGACGCGTAAACCATTGACGGTGGTACCCGCCAGAAGCGGCAGGTCTGCTCGACGTTGAACCGCATCAGGTCGATGAACTGGGTTTCGTTTGGGTCCAGTTGGACCTGTTCCATCTTGTTCGCCGCGCCCAACACAAGCGTTTCGCGGTTGCCCGGCGATGACACCCTGCGAATGGCGTCTTTGATTTGCTGGGCCTGCTCCTGGTTGAGCTCTTTCGTCGAGTACACAACCTGGGTGGGGTGGCCACCCGAGGCGAAGAACTGGTAGCTGAAGTCCTCCGCTTGGAGTGACGAGCTGGTCACCTTCGCTGCGTACCTCAGTGGCGACAGGCCGAACGGCGAGCCGGGAACAACCATGCGGCCGGGAACGTGCCAAATGTCGCCGTCCGGATAGCAGCGATGCGCAACATGGTCGACCTTGACGACCTTCACACCGTTCACAACGGTTCGCTCGGTCACGGTCGACGGGTCCAACAGTTCGATCTGGGTCGGGTAGCCGTTGCGGCCCATAGCCACAACCGAACCGAACGCGTTCCCGTCGGTCAGCAAAGACCAGGCAAGCTGCGACTTCCACACGTCCGGCGTCGTGATACCCGACGGATTGGCGAGAATCTGCGGCGGCGGATCAACAGGGCGACGATCGGCCGGTGTCAGGCCGCGGATCGCGTCGAACGGTGTCCGTGAGAGCGCGTCGGCCAACACGTCAATGCACGCCCACGACGCGGCATTCGACAGGGCCCGGTCCACCTCGCCACCCGGAATCGCCCCGCTCGAGACAGCGTAGCCGAAACCGCCCGGCAGGGCATACCAACCCTCGCGCTGTTCAAGCGGTTGGGGTGCCAGGACGCGAGCGATGCGCCGGTCCCAGTCGTCTACACGTCCCCAGAAGCCTGCGATGCGTTTACCCATGCAGACTCCCCTAGTAAGCGAAAACCAGCCCCTCCCCACGATGGCGAGCAGCCCAACGCGCCAACGTCACAGCGATCAGCGGCGACACGTCAGCGGAAACGTCTTTGCGGGCCCACACCCACGAGTCGCCGATCAGCCGCTTGCGGGCGCCACGAACGGCGTCGTCGAGCGCCGGATGAGCACGAATCTGAGCGCGGCCGTCGACGATATCGTCGTAAAACTGGCCGCACGCCTGAGCGAAATCTCTGCCGGCCACCTCGACCACTTCGGCCGTGCCGAACAGGTTGCGGAACGTGCCGGCTGGCCCGGTCGGATCGAACGCGACCGGACACGACCACCGTTCGGCGATCTCCTGAGCTCGGCTGACCACCCACGACGTGCCCTCGTGTCGTTCAACCAGTTCGACACGGCCGTCAGCATCACTCACAGCGATACTCGACCAGGTGCGTTCCGGGTTCACGTCCACCGCGACCGCTCGAGCGTCGCCCGGAGCGAGATCCGACGAACAGGCGACTTTCCAGAGGCCGGCGCTGAACACCTTGGCGTTATCGCCAGGCTCCGCGTCCCACACACACAAGCATTCGCGGGCGAACAGCTCGGCACCGAGCTCCGTGTACAACGCAAACATCGACTCGTCCGAAATCCGGCGGCCGTACGCCGGGTTCGCTTGCGCCCACGCCACCCGGTCGAACACGTCGGGCCGTTCCGAAACGACCAAACCATCAACGAGGCGCACCTTCTCGGCGGTGTGCTCCATGTAGGCGAACCGGCCGCCGTTGCCCTCAAGGGCCTGTCGGCGGAACCGCCACGCCACCTGACTGCCAACCAGACCGCCCGAACCGGCATACCACGATTGTGCGTTCGGGTTCGCCAGACGGGCCGGACCCGACGCCGCCAAATGCTCCGGTTGGACGTGCTGCGCTTCGTCGTACACAACCAGGTCCGCCTTGGCGAAACCTCGCACGCCGCCACCACTCCGAGCCTTGTACAGCAGCCGTTGGCCGGTCTTCATATGGATGCTCTGAGCGCCGTTGGCGTAGTAGATGTGCTGAACCTTCCGGCGAAGGTCATCCCAGTTCTCCAACACGGCGACGAGGCGCAGGAACGACTCGTTGGCGGTGGCGAACTCGTGGGCCGTGTGGATCAGGAGTTGTTCGTCGAACATGACCAGGCCGGCGAGCTCGCGGGCGGCGATGCTGTCGTTCTTTCCGTTCTGGCGAGGCTCGAAGTCGCAGATCGTCGCCGCCGCCCAGCTCCCGTCCTGGCGCTCGCCGAGCGCGGCGCGGAGCGTGAACTTCTGCGCCTCGTCGAGCGGGAACCCGCCGGCCACGCCGTAGGCGTCAGCCAGTTCGATGGCCTCTTCCGCTGCCGCGAGGCTGTGCACGTCGGGCGGCAGGTGCACTATCTGCGGCTCCACCGCGCCGAGCCTTGCGGCGAGCTGCGAGGTCATCAGCCTTCGTCGCCTCCTCGGCCGGTTTCAGCTTCTCCAGTTCGAGGGTGACGGCCCGCAGTTCCCGGCTCACCGCTGCCACGTCCCGCGGACCGGCCTGGGCGAGTGCTTCCACGAGCGTCGCTCGCGCCAGCGTCAAATCATCGAGCCTCGTGGAGAGCGTGATGGGATTTGTCAGGGTTGAGGTAGACGATCTGACGCGGGTCCGAGTGGAGGACGACCGCGTAGACGTCGAATCTTCCGTCGTCATTCCGCGTCGCTCCCCAGTACAGGCCACCGTTCGCCGACAAGTGCCCGGTGCGAACTTCAATCCTCAATAGCTCGCCACCAGACAGTACGGCGAGGTCACATGAGCACGCCGGCGACACCGCTCGGAACACGTCGTAGCCCCGCTCCATCAGGTCAACGGCAACCGCTAGTTCAGCGATGGCTCCCACTGTCCCTGGGCTGATCTTCGTGCGAAGCCGAACGTTTGCGTTGTTGTAACGCTGCCGCATGCTGGCGTTCTGGCACTGCTTCGAGCAGTACTTCGCATGGCGTCGGCGGCGAGCTTCCGGGATTGGCTCTTGGCACCTCATAA